GGTGTTACTAATCTTACCAAGTATGCCATCAAATCAGTTGGTTTGACTGTTGGGTGAAAGTTATTTACTTTCTGGTCAAATAAATTATCATCTTTTGTAAATGCAGTTCCTATTGGTCTGTTATTCTTTTGTTCTACTATATCTAATCCATCATTCCTATCTTTCTTTGATGCTTTAGGACAGTAGAAGAAACGAGAAGCTGATTCACTCTGTTCATCAAGTATCTTACCTGCTTCTTCATCAAAGATTATGTTGGCTGGAAATCTACCTACTGAACTCTCCTTTTCTCCTTCCCATTTACTACCTTCCTTATACCAATCCTTTCCTTCGTATTGTAATTTGTTTATTTGTATAGTTTCATTTCCTACTCTACACTCATCTATGTTAATACCACCTGTCCCATACTCTAATACATTCTTTGCAACTGTTCCCTTAAAGGGTTTCCTTGCCATTACTATTGGTTCGTGTGCAGGTTTAAGAGCAGTTCCCCATCCTTCCCAACCTTTACCTTGTTCGGTTCTGGCTTCGTATTTATCTAACTTTTCACCATTTGGTCTTGGTTCTCCAGTTGTTGGGTGAAATCTATTACCACTACTGATTGCATGTCCTCTATTACCTGCACCATTTAGTTTATCAATAGAATTACCCACATTATGTGATTTAGGAAACCCACTTCCATATACCCACATGATTTGGTCTCTTATCTCAAACCCTGCATCTTCTACTGCTACTGCTTGTCTATGATATGTTCTACTATGTGAAAAGGAAAGGAGATGACCACCTGGTTTAAGAACTCGTAGAACTTCTTTCCATAGTTTAGGATTGTTTGCTATACCACTATCATCCCAACCTTTACCCATAAAACCAATTTCATATGGTGGGTCTGTAACTACTGAATCTATTGAATTATCTTGTAGTTCTTTTAATTTCTTTATACAATCTCCTTTTAATAATTTTATATTACTCATTCTTATTTCTTTTTAGTTCTTGTTTTTTTCTTTCTTGGTTTTACAGGCACAGATTTAGCTTTTACAAACTTATCCATACCTTCTGATAAATCAGTAGTAGATTTTTCTTCTAATGGTTTCTTTGCTTCTTCTTTGATTAGAGCTAGATTAGGAAGTAACTTATGAAACCTTTCTGTAAATCTTATCTCATCTGAGAATGTATAAGATGTTATAAAGTTATCTACCTTCTTTGCTGTATCGTTATCTAAACAAGTACATACACCACTATTCCTACCATCGTTCTTAAACATTTGGTATATTTCGTACATATCTAATCTACAATCACCTCTATGCGAAGCTCCTTGACAGTATTCTATAAATGCAAGTATTTTTACTTCTTGTACATATTCTAATTTCTTTTTCATTTTTTACAAGTTAAGTTATCTAGCCAATCTCTTCTTTCATCGCAACCACATGATTCGTAACCAAACCATTTAACTGCTACAATGTATGCGTAGTATTTACCATTGCCAAAGGTTATCCAATCTATAAATTGTTCTAACCAAGTTCCTAATTTTATTTTACAACCCCATTTCATATTACTTTATCTTTATTTTTTCTTAAATCATACATAGTGTATTTATCATCATACGAACCATCAAATCTTCGTGTCAGATACTTACCTGTTTCGAAATCTTTGTAATGTATAATATCTTTGATTACTCTATATACTCTTTGATATGTTATACCTACTTCATCAGCTACCGCATAATAACTACCTAACTTTTCGTATAATTTTACAAACTCATCTCTTCTGTTTCTAATAGAAGGTCCAAATTTCTTTTTATTAAACTTATCCATATTCTCTCTTGGAGTTAAAATTTGTAAGTTTTCTATTCTGTTATTAGTTGTATCAGAATCAATATGGTCTATCTGCTTACCTTCTGGTATATCACCTATAAACGCTTCATAGACTAATCTATGAACATATTGCAATCTTCCTCTTTTATCACCTTGTGGTGCAAACAATCTTACTTGATAATAACCTTTAGGTGATTGAGTTGCTTTCTGTTGTTTTAATTTTCTTTTCTTTTTGTTTTTGTATGAATATACATCACCTTCTTTTGTAATTGTGTACATTCCATCGTAGCCAACAATATCTATTTCCATAATTTACTTTGTTTTATAATCGTTTTTGTTAAAATTTAATTTTATGTTACTTGTTACATTATTTATTCCTTTAGCAATATGAATACGATTAATTCCATATTCTTTACTCATACTTCTTTGAGATGTATTATCAAAATAAAATCTCTGTGAAATAGTTTTCTCATATAAAGGAAGTTTGCCGATGTAGATTTTTATATCATCAACAAGTTTACCAGCATCCAACTTCTTTTCTTCTACTTCCATTGCTACATCGTAATTATCAATATCTTGAGTTTTACGAGAGGCTTTTCTATACTGAGTATAGAATGGAGATGATTTAGAATTAAATTGAATATAGACCATTCTAACGAGGTAATGCTGTACCCTATCATCGTTTAAGACCTTAGTAGTAACATCAGGTCCTTTTTCTAAGAACGCTAAGATACAATCTTGCAATAAATCTTCTGTTAGATGGTGATTTCGAGTTACTCCTTTAACTTTTCTTAAAATCTCAGGATAGTTCTCTTGTATATACTTGTTTATCATAAATACCTTTCATCGTTTAAGTATAAGTATAACAATACTTACAAAAACGAAAAAACCCATTATATTTCTATAACGGGTTCTTGTGAGTAATAAAATTTGTTGGCACAAATTGTTTATACTAATAAGTATAGGTTAACCTAAAAATACCGTACCATTGTAGACTGGATTAGTACCTGTTGAATCTTTTATTCCATCTCCAATATCCCAATCAGCTGGATGGTTAAATGAATAAACATCTATTGCTCCCATAGAGAAAGCGTTATCAGTATCATTATTTCTATCTGTGTTTGACTCTCCTCTATACAACCAATAAAGAATATCATCATTAATAACTCCAATAGTTGCAGTTTCATTCGGTGTTTGATTTAAGGATATTTGTGGGAAACCTGTACTAGCTTGTGCAGCCATTACTCTTTCCCAACCACTATTACCACCTTTTGCAGTAAATCCTCCTAATATAAGAAGGTAGTTAGATTGAAATGATGGATTTAATTTTAAATCATATACATCTGAGTTTAAGTTATTACCTGGAGTATTCTCTTGGAAGTTAGTAGTCCAAGAAGTATTAATACTACCATCTTCATTAAATGCCATTATTCTTTTGTAATTACTATTACCAGCAAATGTTTCAAACTTACCACCAACTATCCATATTCCTGCTGAGCCTGAAGGAGCCCATGTTACAGCCAATACTGCTCCGTTAGGAATAGGGTCTGAGTATTGGTTTCCAAATATTGATGAACCGAAATCAAAGTTAGTATCTACTGTTCCATCTTGATTTAGTATTACAAGGTTATTATATTTGTTGTTAGTATTATTCCAACCAGTACCACTATGAGCTACACCAATCTTACCATTTGGATTTACATGAACATCGAGTATATTTTTGTTTGATATAGCTCCACCTGGGTGTGTTGGTCCATCTCCTACTTGTGCTTCAAATGCTATATCAGGATTTAATGTACCTTGTTCGAATCTTGCAATTCCACCAGAGGTTGCATCAGAACCTGTTATTTGCATATTATACTCACCAAAACAATATACATATTCTTCTTGAGTATCAGTAACCATACCTCTTATATCTCCACCTGATGCTGGATGTATGATTGATTGAGAGGTTGCTCCGGTTGCTTTATCTATCAAACGAGTTTCTCTAAATGTAGAAGATCCTGATAAAATTCTATTATCCATCATGATTGTACCTCTAGCTCCTTGAGAATAACGAACTAGTTGTAATACATAATTCGTATTTGGTGGTGGTTGATTTACTGTGTTATTCCAAGTAGTATCTAAAGAACCACTAAAATCCATTTTACCAAGACCACTAATTGTTACACTACCTAAATGAGAACCACTTATTTGATATGAACTATCACCACAAACATAAATAGAATCATAAGTTGGTATGTATGGTGGGGGTGGTTGTTGACCTACACCACCTGCAAAATTTGCTATTGGGTTTAAAACTATTCCTGGCATAATGTTATACTAAGTTAACTACGTTTATTAAATAAACTTCTGATGTTGTTGAATTATCAAAAGTTGTAAATGTTAAAATATCTCTACCACCATTTACAGGGGTTGCTTGATAACTACTTCCTGATGGTTGTAATATGTTACTACCAAATGATACTGTACCTACTCCTGTTGCTTTTACTAATAGATTTGTAACTCTTCCATCACTTGCGTTTGAAAACTCTAAACGAGTATCTCCTGATGATGGTAAAGTTAACGTTTGCATTGTTGTATCATTAAAATCAATTGAAGCTGTACTGTTACTAATACCTATTGTACCTACATCTGTTCTGATACCATTTTTGAAGTGAGTTTCACTAAGAAGATTTATTGTACCAGTTCCAGATTCTATTTCTTCTATCACAGCAATGTTAGCTACAAGTTCATTTGAATTAACTGTTCCGTTAGGAATATCAATCACTTGTCCTGCAGAACTCATTACTATCTCTCCACTAATTCCAATGTTACCTTGTACGGTAACATTTGTTCCTACTATTCCTGCTAAAGCTGAATTAACTACTGTTAGTCTATCACTACTACCATCATTAACTATGAATGTATTAGCAGGACCTGCTTGTGTATCTTTGAAAGTACTAGTACCATTAGATGAACTAACGATTAGTGGAAGTTTAGATTCTACTTTAGATGATGAACCACCATCGAATAGAGTATCACCATTTTGTGTGTTTATTACAACCTCTGTACCTGTTATACCTGCAAGAGCTGGATTAGATACACCAATTATAGTATTGGTTGAATTGTTAACATCAAATATATTTAGTGGTCCTGCACCTGATGCATCTTTTACAATAAATGAACCACTTAATAATCCAGCTCCATTTTGTGTTGTATTACCATTAATTAAACCATTACCATTTAATACATAATCAGTACCTGTTATAGTTCCTAATGCGCTATTGTTAATGTCTAAAACTGGCGATGCTCCACCTGCTCTAACTGAGAATGTTGCGCCTGGTGCTGGATTAACATCTTGGAATGTAGTTGAACCACTAATAACAGTATCCTTTTGTATCGTTACTTGAGCTGCTCCATTTGATTGTATATTATCAAAGAATGCATTACTAGCTGCAACTTCTGCAGCTTCTACTGCTCCGTTAGGAGCTACAACGTTTCCACCTGCTTCTATACTATCTTGTAATATTAATGAACCACTAATAGTTTGGTCACCTACAAATACATTAGAACCTGTTGTTGCAAATGAACCTGTATCTATTGTACCTCCTCCACCAGCGAATGATGAAGTTGCTACTGCTTGTGGTACACCACTACCATCTCCTACCCATGCGTATCCTTCTTGTATGTTTGGTAAATCATTACTTCTTTGTATAGCAGATACTACTATCTCTCCATTGTTTTGTTGTACTCTACCAATTACACCTATGTTCTGTATAAGGTTTGTACCTGTTGGTTTAACGTTTGTGTATCCACCTCCACTAGCAACATATAAAGTATCTCCTACTGATGGTGATGTTAAACCAGTATCAGTATCTACATCTGCAAAGTTTCCAGCTACTGCGATAAAGATATGGTCATTGTTACTTGCATTTACCATAGCTAAACCAACTACTGGCATCTTAGAAGAATCACTAGCATCTGCTTTTAAAACTTCTGGTTTTGATTCACCACTATTGTATCCACTAACATATACAGGATCACCTTTAGTTAAGGTTTCTTTTGCAATTACAGGAAACTGTACTGCATCTGCGTGTTCTGCATTCTCTGCTTCTTCCGAGAATAATGCGTAAGATGCGGTTGCTGATGGATTGAAGTTAAGTGCGAATGAAGATGTTGTTGCAAAATCAGCATGAGATGCAGATAGTGCTGATGATACTTGACCATCTATTCTACTACCACTTAAATCACCTGTTGTTGATTGTAAGATTATCTGTGATGAACCACTTACTACTCCTGAAGGTAAAC